ACACTTCGGGCAGCAATCGCGGTCAAGCCACTTCGCGAAGCTGCCATCACCCTCATCGAACATATCGCTTCACCACCCTTGTCCTGTGAGCCGCGTCAGGTTTTTCCCACCGCGCCTCGCACGACGCCAAGGCGTCGCTGACGCCATCATGAGCCGCAGGGAATATCTCGACCTTCACACCGTGCTTGCCACGCATAATGTGAACCGTCAGCGTGTGGACATCGACCCACGCATGATTGCCGAGCAACTGATACTCCTCGTCCGTGTACAGGATATTCATCTTCTCCTGCCATTTCTCGTTGCCCGACATCAGAACGGTATCTCGTCATTGAGGTCGCTCTCAACCGCTTTTGGCTTCACGCTCTCGATTGTAGCACCATCGAACAGGGATTTCACCTTGTTGACCGCCTGACCGGGCTTGCTTTCCTCCCACGCCTCGACGATAGCCGCGACCTCGCTCATCGTGTACACCCGGTCGATCCTGCCGTCATCGCGTATCTTCGCAATCTCGCTCGCGTCCCGGCACACGGCGACGACGGCGCCGTTCGGCGTGGTCTCCTCCCACACTTCGCCCGTCACCGGCTGCGCGCCAAGCTCCTCCGCCCTGCGCTCCAGAGCCTGCACGCCGCGCACCGTTGCCGCGACAGCCTCCTCAACCTCGACGCCGCTGCCTTTCTCCAGCGCCGCGTTGAGCAACTCCATCTGCGCCCAGAAGCGATCCCGCAGTTCCGCCTCAACTAGAAGCGGCAATCGGTCGATGCCCCACTTCACCTCCGACGCACGCACGACAGCGTCATATGTCGCAAGCGCAGCACGGCACTTGTCAGCGTCTCGCTCTGACGGATAGAACCGCCAGTCCCTCGATGTCTTGCCCTTCGGCACTCTCTGTCTCTTTGCCACTTGCTTTCTCCCTTCTCTACCTTCGCTGTAGCCTTCGTCGCTACGTTCCCCTAAGGGAGGAACGTAGCGAACGCAGGAGCTACGTCGACAACGCAGCACCTTCGTTTCTACGTTCAATCACTAGTTAACTCTTTGTTTTTCCAACATACACCATCAACGCAGATGATCCATTCCTCCCTCATCAGTGCATCTCGCGCCGTTTTCCTCGAACTGTCGGCTGCGTCGGGCATTTCCGCCACCATTTTGGCCCCCCAATCACGGTAGGAGACCTTCGGAGAGCCGCGATCAACGCAGAGGTTTTCAAACGCCCTCAGCGCCATTTTCTGATGCCCGGACGGCCTCCACGCCTTCTTTTTCTTCGGCGCTGGCGCGTCACCGTCTTGGCGCACCAGCACCGCAGACGGATCGGACAGCGTCGCGATTGGTGTCAGCTTCATCACGATGTCACCCATAGGCTCGGCGTCTTTCTGCTTCTCGGTACGCAGCGTGACGTATTCCTCGCTCTTGCCGACCAGCAGTGATGTGTCAACGCCGCCCAGAAGCGCCGTAGAGCCGCGCATGCCGCGTGTGGCGTCCTTTCCGGCGTGATGCACGCCCATAACCGCACCGCCCGTGTGCGCCTTAATTACGTCGCACGCCTCGACGAACAGCCCCATATCGGTGGCGCTGTTCTCGTCACCGCCCAGCAGCGCCCGCGCCACGGTATCGACAATGACCAGCCCGAACGTGACGCCCTCATCCTCCGCCACCTTGTCGATAGTGGCGAGCAGCTTGGTCACGTCCTCCTCTTCGCGGAACTTGACCGCCGTATTGATCAGGAACATCGGCGCGTCGTCGGAGTTGACGTTGTTGTGAGCGTCCCACGCTGCTATGCGCTTGCCGAAGCCCCCAACGCCCTCTGCGGCGATGTAGCACACCGCAGACTGTTTCACCGGCTGACCCTGCCACGGACGCCCTGTGGCGACGCTGAGCGCCATATCGAGCGCGATGAAGGACTTGCCGCTGGCCGGAGCGCCGTACATCACGCTGAACCCGTACTGCGTCAGCAGCCCGTCCACGACCCACTCGACCGGCGGCATGCGCTTGAGTTCGCCCGGCCGCTGCACCGCGAAGTAATCGCCCTCATCTGCTATCTCGCCATCGCTGACTTCCGGCGCCTCGGTGAGCGGCGTACATTTCTGTACGATCTCGACCAGTTCGCCGAGCGTGTGTTCGCGCAGGAAGTCCACGACGTCGCCCTTCTCCGGTAGCCCCGGCAGGTCGACGCGCTTAATGTGCGCCGCGATGCCCCACAGGGACGCCACCACCTTGTCCGCGTGCCTCAGCCCCGCCTCATCGTTGTCGGGGATGACGATCACGTTGCGGCCCTCCAAGTGCTGCGCGTGCGCGTCCAGCCACTTGCCCGCCCCGCCGTGATTTGTCGTGGCGACCAGCCCGGCCTCGATGAGCGCGTCGGCGCACTGCTCGCCCTCGACGACGAACACCGGCTGGTCCGGGTTCTGCATGATCTTCGGAAGATTGTACGGGAGTGGCTCGACGCCATCCATCTTGTAGATGTACCCGCCGCGTCCGTCCGGCCTGCGCTGGCGGAACGTCTTCGGGTACATGCGGCACACCTGATAAGCCTCTGCGCCGTCAGCGTCGAAGTACGAATAGATGCGCTGTATGTATTGCTTCGGCTCCAGCGCCTTCTGCGCCTGCTTCTGTATCCCGAACTCGCGCTCAAGCACGTCGGCCACTGAGCCGGATATGCCGAGCTTGCCGTACTTCTTCACGAGGTCGACGCAGCCCCCGCCCTCGCCGGCCTCGAAGTCGTACCAAGCGCCCTTGATCAGGTCGAGTTCCTTGCTGCCCTTCGTCCCCCAGCGCAGCGTGCGCCCCTTGACGGACAGCTTCGCGTTCGGCTCGCCCCAGTAGTGCCGGGCAATCCTCTCCGCGTGCGCCGTAATATTCTGTGTCATTGACGTTCTCCCTTTCCCCCTTGGGTAGACGCTCCCGGCGGCGAAGGGAGAAACACCGCCGGGAGCTACCGCGCTAGAACAGGTTGCTGCCTGCTGGCGCTGCCGCCGGAGGTTGCGGCGCGACTGCGGCCGCAGCAACTTCTGGCGCGGGTTGGGATGGAGCGGTGGCACCGCCGTCCATCATTGCTGGCCGATCAATCCACGATGTGATCGACCACTGCGGAACCTTAAACGTCAACTCACCCTGCGGCGAGTTGATTTTGATCCGCTCGGTGCCGGAGATTGTCACCACCGGCACCTTGCCCGGATTTGCCGGAGCCTCCGCCTCATAATGATTGTAAAGAGTGTCCATCGCACGCAATACAGTTTTCGCAGAATGTGAAAATTCGCGAAGGCCAAGGTCATTGGACGCGATCCGAACGCGGAACGCCTGCTTGTGGTCCGGGCTTGGCTGTGCCGGGAGAGGCTCGCCTGCCTTGACCATTTGAAAGTCAGGCGCACCTGCGGCGAACGAGAGCCATCCGATTTCGATGTTTCCCAAGTCCATCGCGACCTGTAGGGGAAGCCCCAGTTCCTGCTCATCCTTCTGCCAAGTCCCGTCTCCGGCCTGATAGCGGTCCTGCTTGATGAGGTCGCCCGCCTTTGCGTCCCACTTCACGATTGGCAGGATGTCCCCGCCGCTTCTAGTCTCAAGGTTAAATCCCAACGCCATAGCACCATAACTCCTTAACGCTAACGTCAGTTGCTGTTTTGGCTGATCACTGTCAGCCGCTCGACCGGGTAGTAGGCGCAGACGTCTTGATCCTGTGGATCGCCTCTGTCTGACCTGCCGCCCGGATTTACCGTGAAGTCCGACGCAAAGTCCAACTTCGCGAGGGCATCACGGTAAAGCAGAATGAGGTGACAGGGCAAGCCCGTCGCCTCGCTAAGCATTTTTGCGTGGATCACCTTCGACAGGCTGATCATCACGCTTGGATATGTGTTGAGGTCGCAGTTGCGCGCCTTCACCTCGGCAAAGCCTATTGGCTGACCGTCGCGCCGCAGCAGCCAGTCGAGGCGGTACTGCACCGGCAGCTTGTAAACCTCGACGCCGATGTTCTGCAAGGCGTCAGCGACCAGCCGCTCATTCTTGATGTCGTGATCAGTCTCGTATTTCGGACGCATGAGCCAGCACCTCCCTGATCAACGTCATCGCCGTGCGCGTGTCCATCTCCACCGCATAGCCCCAGTCGAGCGTCACGTCCTCGCGCATACCCATATTGCCGTGCGGGTGGCCGAGGTCGATCAGCACCTGCGCCGGGATACGCCAGCGCCACTGCTGGTGATTGTATTTGTAAACGAGCAGCGGCTGCTTGTGGCACGCCTGTGCCGCACTGCACACCTGATCCCACCACGCGGGCTGCGGCGCACACCCGGTCTTGTATCGCTTCACCTCGATGACGAAAGGGAACGGCTCGTCGCAGATCAGGTCGCCGTGATCCGCTGCTCGGTACTGTTCGAGGTCGCGCTTGAACGTCATGCCCAGTTCGTCGAGCAGGATTTTCGCGATCTCGCGTTCCGCAGCCGCCCCCTTCTGGCGCCCATTAACCATCGTCACGCTCCCCCGCCCGGAACCGCTCATCGCGCCGCGCCAAGATCGCGCCCTCGATCAACTCATCCGCCAACGCCGAGATGCTCCGATGCGGCGAAAGCTCAAGTTCCTCGCGCAGCATCTGCCGGGTCGATGCCCGAAGACGCAGTAATTGTTGTTCGATATCAGACACTTGAGCCTCGTGAAAAAAGTTGTAGCAAAATGCTATTTAGCTGTTGATATCATAAGTCTATCATGCGATAAATAGGACGTTGATAGAACACATCGAAGGGAGACACCGATGACCGACGCCTACAAAATTCCGAAGCGGTTCTACGACGACCACGTCGAGTGCTGCGACCTGCCAGCCCCGGCGATCATCCGCGAGACCAAGTCGCACTATTTCATCGACGCGGCTGAGACTGACGAGATGGCCGAGCTTCGCAGCAACGCCACCTTCTACGCCGACGGCCTCGTTGACGAGCCGCATCTGGTGAGGGCAGCCAAGGCGCTGCTCAACATCATCGGCGAAGACACCGCCCAGTCCAAAGAGGCTGAGGCAACTTTCATCAAGTATCACGCCTAACACCATCGAAGGGAGACAAATCGATGTCACGACTTACACACCGCGAATACTACGGCTCCTGTCAGAAGCTCTCGACAGCGGCGCTTGTCCAAATCATCGAAACGCCGATCATGCACGCTCGCCTGACGCCGTTCATGAAGGCAACCATCCGTCTGGTGCTGCGTCAGAGGCAGCAGCGGTTCGAGGCAAACATCGCCCACCGCGAGGCCACGTCATGAACTGGCGCTCAGAGATTGCGGGGGCGGTCGTGCTGGCCGTCTTCGCATTAGGGTGGCTCGACCTGTTCGGGCCGCAATACACTTGGTGGGCGCTCATCGCCCACTTCGGTAACTAGAAAGGGAGACCGAAATGGACTTGCAACGATATGAAGCTCTGCTTCTGGAGATGGACGAGCGCGTCATGACTGGCGCGCCGATGACACCGGAGGCTCACCGCCTGCTCGCCGCGCTGCGGATGCTGACGCATGAGGCCAGCGAGAACCACCGAAAGATGGCTGACCGCGTCAACGCGATGAAGGCGCAGGTTGATGCGCTTCGTGATCGAGAGGCGCATCTTGAGCAGCGTCTGGACGAGGAGACGCGCAGCGTGACTGTGTCGCGCCGTCAGATGGGCATCTGGCGCGCCAAGGCCAAGCGCCTCGAAGCTGCCGCATGACCTGCGACCAATGCAAGCGCCCGGCTGTCACGAAAGAGGATGGCCGGGCGTTGTGCGCGCCGTGCTGGATGAAGCTCGTCGCGCCGAAGTGGAAACCGACAACACCAGTCTTGAAGGGAGGCAGGAAATGGAAATGAGAAAGGTATCCAGCCTCGCGCTCAAAATCGAAGAGTGGAGAGAGGTGCATCGAGAGCATAGCATCGCGGCACATGCAAAGAAGGTGTGGCAGCAGTTCACGCCAACCGACAAGGAACTTGACGAGGTGTCGAGATTTGAAAGCTGCCTGCGCTCGCCTGATGACCTTGAGGTGATCGAGTGTCTGAGAGAGATGAGGGCTGACCACCGAGAGCGACAGCGAGACCGCCAGAGGAAGTCACGCCTCAAGCGCCGTCAAGATGCGGCGGACGCTCTTGGCGGGGAGTGCGTCCAGTGTGGGGAGGCGGACATCCGGCTCCTCGACTTCGACCACATTGAGCCGGTCGGTTGGCGCTCTGCCGGTGAGAAGGCGAACGGCCAACACAACCCAAACGCCATCAACAAGATGGTGAAGGACGGCGAAGACCCGGCTCTGGTTTATCAGCTTTTGTGCGTCCGCTGCCACCGCCTCAAGACTTTTGAGAACGAAGACTATCTTGCAAACAAGGAGACCGACAATGGTAGGTAAACTCACACCCGACGACATGATGAGCGCGTCGCGCATCCCCGCCCTGCTGGGCCTGTCGCCATACAAGACGCCGAACGAGCTTCTGAAGGAAGCCATCGACGCAGCCAACGGCATCCCCCCGTCGCGGCTCAGCCAGACCGAGCAGATGCGGCTTGGCGACTTGCTCGAACCCACGATCCTGCGGGAAGCCGCGTACCGGCTCGACCTTGACGATGTCAACGTCGACATCAACGAGCCGTATTTCCACCCGGACCTGCCGCTCTCGTGTTCGCTCGACGGACGCGGGCGTGGCAGCGTCCTGTTCGAGCATAACCCGGCGATGGGCATCTACGTCCCGCAGGGCGGCGTGGTGGACACCAAGGGCCGTCTCGGCTGCCTAGAGGCGAAGAACACCAGCGCAGCCCCGGAAGACGCGCCTGCGCCGCACAGGGGGCCGTGGCAGCTACAGGCACAGATGATGGTCACCGACGCGTCGTGGGGCGCCGTGTGCGTCCTGTATCGCGGCTCGGAGCTTCGCCTGTTCCTGTACCGGCAAGACCCGGACATGCAGTCGCAGATCGAGGATGCGGTGCATGACTTCGAGCGCCGCAAGCGCGACATCGACTGGTATCCGCCGCTGTCGTCCGACGACGCGAACGTGGCGTGGGACCGTGTCGATGACGGCGCACCCGCACTTGACCTGAACGGCGTCGCGGATGCTGACCACTGGGCGAGCATCCTGATCGCGGCGCGTGACCAGAAGCGCGCAGCCGAGGCTGAGATCGACGAGGCGGAGACGATGCTGAAGGAGATGATCGGAAATCACGAGGAGGGTCAGGTCCACGTTGACGGCTCGACCTATTACGTCAAGTGGCCGATGCGTAACTACAAGGCGCAGCCAGCCAAGACCACCGAGGCCAAGCCTGCCCGGCAGGTGCGCGCCAAAACCCTGACCGTGAAGGAGGCGTGACATGAAGGCTTTGACACAGAAGCAGCTCAACGTGCTGGCCTATCTATCCCGGCACATCCGGCGCTACGGTTACGCGCCGAGCATCAAGGAGTTGGCCGAGGCAACGGGGCGCTCGAAGACTGCGGCGCACTCGATGCTTGTGACGCTTGAGAGGCGTGGCGCAATCAAGCGCGACAAGTATACGCACCGCGCGATTGAACTGGTGTAGGGAGGGGGCTTCGGCCCCCTTCATTTTTTTTGTTTACAGGGTTTGCATGATTTAGTAGAACATTACTAGGACATTCATCAAGGGAGACACACGATGTTCACATTCAAAAACAAAAACACCCCGATCATCGCTGACGGCACTCAGGTCGAGCATGCGGGTCTTAGGTTCACCATCATCCACACCCATTACCATTACAACGTCTATATGGCTGACCCCCAAGGCGAGTGGGCCGAAAGCGTACAAATGGTGGCGATGATCCCGAAGGCTGGTCGCTGGGGTCGCTATGACTGGGCCGCTGGGGTCCAAGAGGTGGAGGAGGCGATCATTCGCGCAGCCGAAAGCCACAACGCACTGGAGGCGGTGGCCTAGCGCCACCCCTCGCCATCATCGAAGGGAGACATACGATGAAAAATCCACACACACTTCTGCACAAGGACGGCGTCTGGGTCGTCAGGGACGATCAGTCAAAGCGCCGCCTCGACGAGGCACGCACAAACCTGCGTCGCGCTGACGCCGCGCTGTCGCGCTTCCACGAAGCCGGAATGGGCGCTGCGCCGATGCAAGAGGAGTTCACCGCTATCCAGAAGCGCCTGTTTATCCTGATCGACCTGCTGGACCAATACACCGACAGCTTTGAGGATATGGACATCCGAGAGGGGCTGGTTGACCCAAGGGAACTTGAAGTCGATGCCTAGCACCACCTGCCCATCCTGCGACGGGAAGGGCGTCGCGTGGTACGAGGTGAGGGTCGCCGCGCCGGGAGACTGGCGCGGTGGCTACATCGACGAGGCAGAGATGGAGTGCCGCCTGTGCGAGGGATCGGGCGAGGTTGACGAGGAGGTTGCCGAGAGTTACGATCCTTTTGAGTGATCGCCTGCGGGAGCGTTGTCCCGCGTTCCTCCGAAACTGGCCCGGCGGCTTGAAACCGTCGGGTCTTTTTTTATTTCGTGTCGGTCTTCTTCATCTTGTCGTATGACCGCATGCCGGAGATGCCGAGCATCCCGAACATCAGCGGCATCATCACAGACATATCAGCCTGCGGGATCACGACGCCGAACCCGGCGCAGATCGGGCTGACCATATAGTTGATGCCGAGGCTCAGGCCGCAGATCCATCCGATCAGCGGACGCCACGACGCCTGAAACCAGTTGCCCTTCGCGTCGGCCTTCAGCACCTCGATCTGCGCGAGTATCTGCTCCTGCGCGTGACGCTCCGCCATCGTCGCAAGGTCGTGCGCCAGCTTTGCCTTCTGGTCCTTGTCCTCGATGAACTTGTCGAGGATGCCCGTCACCGGGCCAATCAGCGCCTGTATCATTTCTTCGTCTCCGAGTTGAGGAACACCGCCAGACTGCCCGTCATCGCGCCCGTCACGACGCTAATCAGACTTGCCTGCTGCGTGCTGAGGTCGGGCTGCTGTAGCGCCCACTCGATGCAGCGCACATACACGCCGGTCATGATCAGGATCATCAGCCGTGGGATGATCTTGTATTCTAGGATTAGTTTGCTCATCTCTCTTTCTCCTAGCTTGCTCTGGCGTCGTGCGGTTGTGCATATCCCACACGATCACATCCACTCTCCGCTTATCATCATCGCCGCCATATCCTCGGCGCGTTTACCAACTTGCGCCGCCCACTTGCTGTCAAGCATCTGCGCCGCAGCCTCGCCGTAATCACCCGCCTCAATCGCCGCCTGAGCCTTCTTGAAGCCGTCCCAGCGTGGTTTGCCTAGGTTGAACAGCATCGAGATCACAACCGCCTGACGCGGCTCTGAGAGGCCAGAAAACCACGGGTATGTGTCAGCCTCTGCCTTACACCTCTTGAGATCATTCGCCAGCAGGTAGTCGATTTCGTCATCGGACAGCCCGCCGCCTAGCTCTTCGTCAATGAGCCGCCCCACGCCGATGGTGAGATACCCACGGCTGTCCTTGTAGGCGTGCGGCACCACACCCTCGTGGTGTTTGATCATCTCGATCAGTTTATTCATTGCGCGTCTCCATAATGATTTGATACGCCTTTTCCCAGCTATCTAGCTCCAGATCGGGCGTCTCGAACCAGCCCGGCGGCCTGCGCTGCGAATACTGGTTCACGCAGCACGCTGCTTGGAAATGTACCTTCCTCGCGTCGATAGCGCAGTGCGCGAGGATGTCGAACTTGTCCAGCGACGGCAGCGTCTTCTTGATCCGCCCGGACCCGTTCTGGAACTGGTAGCAGGGGTTGTGGTGCTTCTGCCTCCGCAGGTGCGCCGACTTCACCTGAACGCGCATGAACACGCCGTCGCCATTCCACGCCACAAGGTCGACGCTGTCCTGCTGTGCCGGAGATACACGCCAACCCAAACCCAATATCGCCGCCGCTGTCAGGTACTCCCCCTGCAACCCGGTCGTGGTCGCCGATCCCGTTATTTGTTCTTCTCCAAATACAGCCAGATGATCAGGGCGAAGAAGCCCAACGTCACAATAGAAAACGCCACTATCGCCGCAATCTCAAGGAATTTTCTGCGGCGCTCGGCCTGACGATATAGCGTCTCCTTGCGCTCCTTGCGGATGCGCGCCTCAGTCGCCACGAGGTCGTCCCACGCGCTCTGGCCCATCGTATACTGGATGTATGTGCGGAGTTGGTCGCGCTGCTCTATCGCGTTACGCTTTGCGGCCCAGATCGACGCAGCCTCCGCCTCGGCGGACTGCCCGGCGAAAAGCTGCTTGAAGATCGGCGGGTTCTTCGCGAGCCGGTCTGCCTCGTCGAGATCACTGAGCGCACCCATCCAGCGCGAGATGTCGCCCGCCATCTGCTCGATGTCGCGCCCGACCGAGAACCCGGCCTTAATCACTCGAAAGGCTGACGCCGCCGTCGCTGCGGCGGTAACTGGATCGACCATCAGCGCCTCGTCACAATGACAAGGATCGCCAGCAATAGCCCGACCTGAATAAGGTCAATCATCGGGACTGCGATCATCAATACACCTTCCGCGTTGATGGCACCATCTGCGGCAAGCAATATGCCGTGATCTGACTGCCCTGTTTGTGGAGGGTCTGGGCGTACCAGACGCACTCCGTCAAATCCCGAAAGGCTAGGTCGTCGCTGACCTTGCGTTTGTCCTCGCCCGTGCCGAGGAAGACGTAAAGCACAAACGCGACCGCAGGCTCCACATCAGTCGCGTCCCATCAGCTTGCGGACGGTCTCGGTCTCGATGATGCGGATGACCACCCAGACGCCGGTCAGCACCGCGACAAAGTCCGGGGCCATACCTATCCACGCAGCGAAAGTCCCGCTGCCAGCGGCTACGTCAATCAGGACTTTCTGTTCCTCTGGCATCTTTGCCCCCTATGGCGTGGCCGTTCCCGGCGCGTTAAAAATATCCATATTGATAGTCCCAGACGTTGGGACGTTGGTGTTCAGAACCTTACCATCCATCCACATGATGACCAGCCCACCAGCACCGTGTCCGCCGTTAAAATCGCCGAACAAACCGTATCCGCCCTGCCCCCATCCGCCCATCTTCAAAGTATTGGAGAAAGTCCACGCGCCCGTTCCTGTATTGAATGACCCCGGCTCCCAGTAGTAAGTGGTGGAGGTCAGAGGGGAGTTTCTGGTGGATTGCGCCCATATTTGAGTGTCGCCGCCGTTGATGGGCGACACAGTTACATTTGACAGGCTCGTCACGCCAGACGCGCCGCCTGTTTGCCCGTTGCCGCTTGCGCCGGTCCCGCCGGAGGCACTCGCTATCGTGGTAACTCCAGTGCCGGAAATACTGGCAGTTCCGCCCGCGTTGCCGGAGCCGTATGGGCTTGTGTGGCTTGCACCGCCAGCGGTGACGCTAAATGACCCCGGCCCGGTGACTACGGAGTTCGAGCCGCCCTGACCGTGTCCATTGTTAGGCCCGTGGCCGGCGCCTCCCCCGCCCACGGTGACCGAATACTCCTCGCCGGACGACACGGTCTTCGACACAAGAAGCGCTGCCCCGCCGCTGCCAGCGTAACCGATGCCGCCGCCCCACCAAGAGCCGGCAGCGCCACCTCCGACGGCGAGGACGTACAGTGTCCCCGCGTAATCAGTAGTGTACGTCAGGCCAGTTCTCTGGGGTGCCTTGTTGTTGGTGATTGTGCCGGGCGACTTCGTGTTCTCGATGCCCTCGAACACCTGCATGTTGTTAGACACTGAGGCGTCGAACTTCGGCGCGGCGGTGCCTGAGAAGGCCGTGATGTCGGTACCGGTATCGTATATCGATTGCAGGTCAGGGACTTCATCGCCGCCGCGATAATATTCGGAAATGCTAATCGGGTTCTCCCCACCGTAGTAGGTCTGAACCTCGCTAAACGAAATCGGGTTGCCTGCACCGCCGTCAACCGCCATCACTACGCCCCATCGTAGCTAGACAAGTCAGCGAACGCGGTGATGTCGTCGATGACTTTCAGGTGGCCTGTCGTCGTCAGCAGCATCTTGGCGACCGCATTGTGCCGGAAGACAAGCTCGTCTGACGATGTGACAACCACCGTCCAGTCAGTGCTTTCGCCGATCTGGATTGACACGTCGGTGCCGTCGTCAGCCGCGTTGGTGTTGGTGGCCTTGACGATGGGTGAGTTAATAACGTCAACCGCCTCGGTGCCATCCGCGAAGTCCGCGAGGTGGCTCATAAGCTCCCTGAGCGCGTTGTTCAAATCAGAGGGGACCATCACCCCCTCGGACAGGTTAATGCCGCCCAGAGACGTGTTGCTCGCCGCCGTGTTGTCGTATTCGCGTAAGGTGTCGCCTGCGCCCATCTGTATATTCCTTCGTTACTGCGCTCAGTTTATCACGGCGCGGGGGTTATGGGTATGCCGGTCCGAGGAGGCTTTGAGGCACAATATTGGGGGGACCACTGGCTATCTCTGGGAAGCCCGCCCCATACTCGCCTATTGCTGGAGCGCCAGCCCGCAGAAGACCTCCGGGCGCTTGATACATGCGCGTAGCGACAACTCTGCCCGGCTCCCCAGTTCCGTATGTAAGTGCTGTCGGGATATATTTTGCCATTCCCATAATCGACGGACCCGGCTCCTCGATCAGACGTTGAACGGCGGCGCGCTCAGCGGTGCCGGATGATGGCAAGGTCTGCCTGACAAGAGGTTGTATTTCGCGGGCCATAACCTTGCCCGGCGTACTTGGGGGCATGTCTTTCATCTGACGCAAGTATTGCGTTGGAGTGAACTCCCCCATCGCACCTACGGCAGCATCCTTGGCCTTAGTTATAGGTTTCAACGAGGCAAACGCACGATTTACAGTTTGAAGTTCTGGAACATCTGGATTTTGAATTGTTATCTGCTGGCGCAAAACATCACGAACATCACGCAGGGCGCGCCCTATGTTACTGTCACCTGACGGCATGAATTGTTTGCGTATTTCGGTCGTTAAATCACTTTCTGCTTTCTTTAGGGCATTGCCTGTGAGACGCCCATCTTTTTCCAGACGCCTTTTGACAGTCCCTGCAATAATTTTTTCAATCTTGGCAAGATCAACCTCATCCAATTCTTTGTTTTTCTTTGCCACGCCCAGCACCCTTTTTGCGCCAAGCGCAAATGGCCGAGACGCTATTGAAAGTTGCGGCACGATGTCTTGATACGCCTCAGAGACAACAAGATCTGCCTCTTCCACAAGTTGGTTTCCAGAGATGCCCGGCGGGAGTTTCGAGGCATATGGCCCAAGAGCCTCCTCCACCACTTTCCGGCGGAATTGGGCCGCTGGCCTTTCCATTGTTTTTTGAACCATACTTCCGACAAAGGGTTGGGTTGTCATCGCTTGCTCAACCTTGCTTATGCCCTCGCCAAGACGCTGTCCGGGGGACAATTTATATCCCTTTTTTAAGGCTTCAGCGGCGGCGGCACTAATTTTGGGCAAAAGGGCTTCGCCCGCTGCGCCACCAACTGCGCCAATAGGGGCAGACAACATAGCTTGCCTTGCGCGCTCTTCCATTGTCTCGCCAGTTCCTGCGCCATATATTCCTGCCTCAAGCGCCCCTATCCCTGCGGCCCGCTTTACAGCCTCGCGACCAACGGCAGCGCCTATGCCGCGCGTTGCACCTGCGCCGCCAGTAACCATTGAGCCTAGAATTTCAGCACCATATGCTGCCGTGGGGTTTAATTCCCTGAACTCCTCCAGACCTTGGCGTATTTCTTGGACCGCCGTATCGTAATCCTTACCGGCAAAAAACTCCGAATATAGCCCGTAAAGTTCGTCCGAAAAGCCAAGGGTCGCACCTTGCGCGGCGGCTCGAGCGACATCCATAAAGATGTCCATACTCGTTCTGTCGCCTACTCGCGCTTGGATCTCCGCATCTGTTTTTTCAGGCCCAGCCATCAGTAACCCTCCACGCTTTCAGGCGTCACGAAAACATAATCTCTGCCGTTAAAGTAGAGGTCGCCGATCTCAATTCGACCAGCCTTGTAATCCTCTTCGTATTTCTTCGCTGCGGCCTCTTCGTCTGCATATATGTCGTACTTTTTGAAAATATCGCCAAGCTGCTCATCGGCATACTCGTCAAACCCCACAAGGCTCCCCTTGTTGTCCTTCATGTACTGATCCATTAACCTTCGAGCTTTTTTCTCTTGCTCGATAATCTGAAGCATACCCTGAGCAATTTTTCTGTTGCCCAAGGCAGTTCTAGAGAAGTTCGGAGCAGCCATACGGAAATTGTTCATGTCTTTATCAGAGGATGAACCGGAGCCGCTAACTCGCATATTCGGAATGATCTTATACATAGACCTTTGAAGAAGTTCCTCGTCAGAAAGTTTTTCCATCTCCTCGTCGCTTAACAGCCCTAAACTTGCGGCAATTTGCCTAACACCAAGGATAGTCTCCTTCATAGGGCCGGTGTCAGCCTTTCCGTCGATAGAGGTAATATTAACGATGGTCTGCAACTCGCCTTCCATAGCACGCAAGTTGTTAACGGCCTTGTCGGCCTCTCCCAATCTCTTGAAGGCATACTCAACCGCCCGCTTTTGATATTCCTCTTCGGTCTTCTGGTCTAGCGTGATAGTCGTTCCAGATGGCTTCTGAAGAAACGCGCGAACCGCCTCTTCGTACTCCGGTGTTCCCGGCTTGTACCCGGCCGCAAGAAGGTTCTTTTCCAGCGTCGTCTTATTAGGAGCCATTGCGGCCATTGCTCTGACGCGATCGATGTCAAGCCTGCGCTCTTCAAGGCCCAACTTGCGCTCCGCCATCTTCTTCGCCGCCTCAGCCTCCTGAGCGCTGCCATAAGCCTGCAACCCAGCCGCGCCCATCCGCGCCAGTATCTGCCCGGTCGAGGTTGGCACGGGCTGCGGGCCAGCCTGCTCAAGCCCGGTCAGGGCGGCGGACATGATGCCCATACCCGTGGGTGAAGTCAGGGGCTGGCGGAAGGCCGTGCCGAGGCGCTGGCCGATAGTGGGGGCTGGTGGTGCGGGTGCTGCGCCCCTTGTCGGCCGCGCGCCCGGACCCATCTGCGCCGCACGCATTGCGGCTTGCTCCATCGGCATAGGAAGGCGCGTCGGAGTGCGCGCCTGAGCGGCAGCGGCGGCAAGCTGGGCCGCGTCCATATAGGGTGGCTTCGGCTGCCCAGCCCTCGGCCCCGGGCCATAGGTCGGGTAAGTGCGCCGCTGCACCTGAGATGTCGGCGCTGCTGGGCGCGCGCCCTGCGCGAACAGGCGTCGCGCCATCTCTGGCGGCATAAAAGCAAGCTGTCCGGGTCTAATCGCCATTATCTAGCTCCAAAAAGTCCTGCCGCGCCGCCGAGGAGGCCGCCCAGCAGAGGGTCAAACCCCTCTACCTGTCCGGCCAGCATCGCGCCGCCAAGCGCGCCGGAAAGCCCACTCGCCAGCGGGTTGCTGTAGTACGGCGTGATCTGCTGCGTGCCAAGCTGGCCGCCCTGAACCGAGGCGAGGTAGTTCGCAAGCGCCGCCTGCGGTGCCTGCTGCTCGAACTGGAAGCGCTCAATGTCAGACGCAAGCTCAGCCTGCTCCTGCGCCTCGCGGGCCGCGCCGACACCGGCAAGCGTCTCAAGGTCAGCGAAGCCAAACTGGCGCGCCGCAGGGGCCTGCTGAATGGCTGCCTGTTGTGCCTGATACGCATAGGGCGCAAGCGCGGATGCGACCGCGCCCTGCTGGTAGCCGGAGCCGTAGCGCCCGGCCTTGCCAAACTGCGCCTCGACTTGCTCAACCGCAGGGCGGAACGCAGCGGCTTGAAGCGGGTTCGTCCCCATCAGGTTTTGCATCACCACATCCTGAACCGCGCCGATAAATGGCGATCCGGTGATTGCTTGCTGGCGCAAGCCCGACAGCGCCATCTCAGTCTCAGGCGAGAAGCCCACAACCGTGCTACCGGGGTAATACTGCATCGGCCCCTGCCCGTAGAGACGCTTCGCCTCGGAAAGCCCGAACTCCTTGAACGGAGCCGTGGTCGGGTCCGTAATGCTCTGCGTGACCTGCCTAGTCGTGCCGCCGCCTTTACTCATCGCTGAAATCCTTCATTAGCACCACCGCCGTCTGCCGGTAGTCTTTAAGTTGTCGAGACCAACCCCTGCGCCCGATGATCTCCATCCCGTCGCACCCTTGCGTCTTGGCCCACGCGGAAAGTGCGACTTCCGCTTCTAATAATTCGTCCAAGTCACCACCCGCAAGCCAAATCCGGCACATCGCCTTCTGCGGGTAGTCCACTATCTCCGTCACTATAGCAGACTTATCCAGCGGAAAGAACTGGGCCTTGCCTTCCTGTATTGACTGCCACACATCCTCGATTGTGTGCGATCCGCCCGCATATTCAAGCGCGTCCTCGATGTAGCGCCG